GCCGGTGGCGCCGGTGAGTACTGCGGCGATGGTGAACGCAGCGGGGTTCAGATTGCAGCCGCGGACGCCGGTGGAATACACGGTCTTGGAGCAGCTCCGCTGGAACTTCATGCCCTGGTTGCGCGCTTCGCTGCGCGCGGTGCCCGGCACGCAGGTGAGTTCCAGCTCCACATCGGTGAAGCGCGGCTGGCGGACTTCGCCGGACCATTCCAGCACCGGCGGATCGGTGTCGCCAACGTGCGTGGTCAGGCACTGCACGCGCACGGTGCTGCTGGGGATGTACGGGTGCCACAGGTCGCCCAGCGCTTGCGTGGGCGGAAGCGTCCCAATCGGCGCACCCGGGTCGCGCAAGTAGGCGAAGCGGATCTTCAGCTGGTCCTTGGCGCGCTCTGAAGTCTGCCGGATGTCGTCGCGGCTGATCTGCGCAGCCGTCCAGGTGACGCCACCAGCATCCACGTCGCGGTCGGACTGCGCGAAACGCCACACCTGGCCCTGCAGCTCGAACCGGAACAGCCGCACAGGGCGGCCAAGGAACCGGCTGTTTTCCAGCGCGTCAAAGGCCATGCACCACCTGCCTCCACACCAGATCGCATTCCATGACCTCGCGGGTCCAGTAGCGCAGCAGGTTCGTGTCCGCTTCCTGCACGCACAGCGTCATCAGGCTGACCAGCAGCACGTCGACGGGTGCAAAGCCGGTGGAGATGGCCGAATCCAGCGCCAACCGCTCCACGCCAGCGGCCGGCGTGGTCACGGCGGTGATACGCCGATACAGCACCGTGCCGTTGCGCAGTTCGATGCGCAGGTCGCGCTGGTTGTTCGCCAGCGGCAGGCCGGCGAAGCACGGCGCCTGGATGTCGATGCTGGTGGCGCCATTCGCCACCGTGGCCACCACGCGCGCATCGCCGTTCCAGCTGGGCACCCACGCCGGCGACCAGCGCCCCGCCAGCGCGAACAGGGCGCGGCGGAACGCCACCACCTCGCCGGCACTCATCAGCAGGTAGTGCATCGCCGCGCGGCCCTGCGGCACCGCGGCCAGGTCATGCACCAGCGGCGGGCCGATGCCGTCATCCACGGACTGCAGGACGCGCTCGGGCGCCCACGCCGGCGCCTCCGACCAGTCCGGGCGGAACGGCCACACCGGGAAGCTGCGGTAGGTGTCCCCGGCCACGGCCGCGACATCGTCCAGCGGCTCATCCAGCCGGAAGGACAGATCCACCACGTCGCTGGCATCCGCCGTGAAGCGCCCCACCTGCGGGAACTCGGCCAGCCGGCCCAGCCGCAGCGGCACCACCAGCGCGCCAGCGGGTACGCCAGCCACAAGCCCGGTCGCAAGGGTCAGCGACGATGCGCCAACGCCGCCCGGCGCGATCGACACCACCACCGCCGACAGCGGGTCGCCACTCCACAGCAGCACCCGGCCGCCATCCGCGAACCGCGCATCCCCCACCTCCAGCGTCAGCACCGTGGCCGCAGCGCTGGCTGGCGCCGCAAGCGCCACGGAATCGATCCACACGGGCACCCACCACTGCCCTGCGCTGTTGGCGCGCAGCAGCGCTTCCATGCGCCGCCGGGCCGCGCCATCCAGCAGCGCAGACAGCGCCAAGGTCACGCGCGGGGACTGCCGCAGACGCCGATGCTGGCTGCCGCCGCTGGCCACGGGGATCACGTCGGTGGCCCAGTCCAGCTGCTCGCTGTACTCGCCGCCGGTGGCGAAGGGCCAGGCGATGGGGTCACCCGCCATTGAGCGCCCCCCAGTTGTTGCGCACGTGGGCCACGGTCACGGCCTCGCCGGCGCTGCCAGCCAGCGCGTTGGCCAGCTCCGCTTCGCCGAAGACCACCACCACCTTGGCGGGCGCGGGCGCGGCGGCGCCGCTGTTGTTGCGCACGCCCAGCCGACCGCCCGGGCCGCGCTCCAGCGGCATGATGGCCTCGGGCCCGGCCTCGCCCATCACGCCCAGTTGCCCGCCCTTGCCGAACGCGAACAGCGTGGGGCTGGCCACCACCTGATTGGTGAAGGCGCCGCCGGCAGCGAATGCGGCGATGGCCGGGAACGCCGCGCCACGCGCGAAGGCGCGAAGGCCGCTGAGATCGAAGGCGTTTCCCTTGGCACTTGCGAGCGACAGAGCAGACGTTGCCGCGCTGGCCGAGGCTTGGGCCTGCAGGATGGCCGCGGCCTGGATTGCGGCCGTCACGATGGACGTGGCCACAGCGGCACCAGCCGTGGTCAGCGCGGTGGCACCGGTAACGGCGCCAGTGGTCAACGCAGCGCCGGCCGCTGTAGCACCGGCGGTGATAGTTGCGGATGAGGTGGCAGCGGCCGTGGTCTGGATCGTGGCGGCTGCGGTGGCTGCGGTGGTTTCAGCTGCCGCTTCGGCACCCTTCCCCAAGAACGATCCAAACCACCCTCGCACCATGCTGGCAATGTTCTTGGCCCAATCCCCGGTGATGCTGTCATAGATGCTGGCAGCGAAATCCGCTACCGCTCCACGAAGCGCATCGATGGTGAGGGTTCCCTGTTCGCGGATACTGCGGAACAGCGCACTCAGGGAACTGAAAGCGCCGGCCTCCACATCCCTGCCAAACGTATCCATCGGAAGCGGTGATGCCCGCGATGGCGCTGTTGATCTCATCGAGACCCTGTAGCGCCTGCGCGTGCAACGGACTGCCTTCCGAAAGGTCGCCAAGCACCTTCAACTGAAGGTCACGCTCTTGACGCAGCTGGTCCAGAGTCTTCTGACGAACGGCCTGCAACTGCCGCTCACCTTCGCCGCGGCCCAGCGTGCCGGCCTCCATCTGCGTGCTGATGCTCTGCTCACGCGACGAAAGCGCCCCCGTGACTTCCCCAACGCGGGAGCGCACGGCATCCAGCTTGGCCTTGTCCACCAGCCGGTCCACCAGGTTGCGCACCATGGCCTTGCCGGTTTCGTCGCTGTCGCGCTCCAGCTGCTTGAACAGCTCCGCATACTGGGCCTCGATGCGGATGCGGGCGGCGCGGCCGGCGTCGCCGTCCAGGTCCGCCAGCTGGGCTTTCACTTCGCCCAGCTTGTCGATCATGGCGTCCTGCGCCTGCTGCTCATCGCGGGCGTTGCGCTGGCTGACCTCCGCGCGGTCGCGCTGGAGGATGGTGATCTCTTCCTCCAGCTTCAGCCGCTGGCCCTTGTCCTTGGTCACCGCCAGCTCGTTGCGCGCCTGCTGGATCTGCAGGTCGATGGCCTGCTGCTGCAGGGTGGTCAGCGTGGCGAAGTATTCGCGGGTGCCGATCTCGCTGGCCTTGTACAGGCGTTCCACCTCGGCGATGGCGCGGGTCACGCTGTCGCGCTGCAGGGCGTTGGAGGCGGCCAGCGCCTTGCCGGCGGGGGTATCGGTGGTGGTGGGGGTCGGCGCGGTGACCGGCTGCATCGACGCGTCGCGCAGGCCCTGCTCCAGCTCCTTCAGCTTGGCGGTCAGCTCGGCTTCTTGCTTGGCAAGCTGCGCGACCTTGGCCCGCTGCTTATTCAGCCCGGTGGTGGAGGCGAAGGCGGCGGCATCGCCGCGGTCGCCGCCGCGGGCTGTGACGCTGGTGTTTTCCACTTGGAAGCGCGCGCGCGCGAGCTGCAGCTGCGCCTTCGCCGCTTCCAGCGCGTCCCGCGCTTCCTGCCGGCGCGCGGCGGCCAGCTGGTAGCCGGAGACGATGTTCTTCTGCGCCTGTCCGTCGATCTCTTCCAGAACCTTGCGGTGCTGCTCTTCGGCTTGCTTGGCTTGATTCGTGCGCTGGTAGACCAGGTACAGCGCAGTGGCGATGGCGGCAAGCGCCAGCCCCACGGGCCCGCCCAGCGCCGCGGCCACGGTGGACCACGCGATGGTGGCGCCACGCAGCGCCACGAACGCGTTCTTCAGCCCCACCACCGCCGTGATCATCGCCGGGATGGCCGCCGCCGCCAGCCGCGTGCCCACCAGCACCGCCAGCGCATCCAGGTTCTGCAGCAGCAGCTTCACCGCGGTAAGCAGCGGGTCCAGGTAGCGCGGCAGGTCCTTGGCGATGTCCTGCAACGCCTGCGCGAAGGCCTTGCTTGCGCCCGTGGCGGCGTCGGCCTTGCCCACGTAGTCCACGAAGCTGTTGCGGATCTGGGTGAACGCATCGCCGATGGTGACCGGGATGCGCTTGTATTCGGCTTCCAGCACCTGCGACTGCCCCAGCAGCGCCTTGATGATGGTCTCAGTGGTCAGCTTGCCCTGCGATGCTAGGTCTTTCAGACTCTTGGCCGGCACGCCCATGCCGTCGGCAATCGCCTGCATCAGGCGCGGGGCGTTCTCGCTGATGCTCTTGAACTCATCGCCGGCCAACCGTCCGCTGGACAGGGCCTGCCCCAACTGCAGCACCGCCGCTTCGCCTTGCGCCGTTCCGGTGTAGCTCAGCTTGATGGCTTGATTGACCGCCTCAGTCAGGCCCAGCAATTCCCCCTGGTTCTTGATCTGGCCGCGCGTGCTGCGTTCGATGCGGGTGTACAGGTCGCCCGTCGCCGCCAGCCCCGTACGCGTACGCTGCGCGATTGCGAGGATCGCCTCATAGTCGCCCTTCGCCTCACGGATCCGGCCGCGCACGCGCGTTGCTTCATCGGCCACGCCCGCCAGCAGCTTGCCGCCGGCCAGCGATGCATACGCGCCGATGAACCCCACCAACTCCGCCCGCGCGCGACGCAGGCTGCCCACCAGCGCATTGGAAGAGTTCGGGCCGAACGCCTGCGCGCTCTGCTGCTTGACCTTCGCCAGCTCACCGCGCAGCAGCCCAAGACCCTGCTTGATGTCGGCCAGGTCCGCGCTGATGCGAACGCGCAGGTTCGGGTTACTCGCCATCGCTCAGCCCCTTGATCATCTTCTCGAAGCCCTTGCCGTCGAACTGCGCGCTGCGCGCGGCCATGCAGGCGTTCACCTGCAGGCGCCGCTGCCGGCGCACTTCGGCTTCGCTCAACACGCGGAACTGGCGGTAGGGCATGGCCATGACTTCGCTCAGTGGGTACCCGGCGCAGACAAGGGTGTGGATGGCGTCGGCCCAGCGCCATTTGCCGCCGCTGCGTTGCGCAGGTCGGCCAGGTGCGGCGCGACCTGCTGGGCGAAAAAATCGACGTTGATCCTGATGACCGCGGCGATGAGGCCGATCAGCCCGGCAATGTCGCGGCTGCCCTGCACTTCTTCCAGCGCCAAGCCGGTGGCGATGGCAACCGCCTCCGTCAGCGGCTCGCCGTAGTCGGCCAGCAGCTGGACCAGCAGCCCCACTTCGTCGCCGCCCAAATCGCCGCCCTGCAGCAGCGGCGCCAGGTTGTCCAGCGCCGGCAGCACCTGCTTCAGGCTGCGGCTGATCTGGATGCCCTGCAGCACGGTGAGCGGCTGCACAGTGAGGGGCTGGCCGTTGAAGGTCAGCGCCTGCGCCTGCGGGATGAAAGCGGCGGCGGTATCGTCTTCGGGCGGTGCGGCGGTGGTGGTCATGGCGTCCTTTCAGCAACAGCGGGGAAGCCCGGCGCGCTGGGCGCCGGGCCTGCATGGGTCAGGCTTCGTTTTCCCAGGTGAAGTACTGGCTGATGCCGGCGCCGGTCTTGCTGCCGTCCGGCAGCAGCGCGCCGCTGATCTGGCCCGCGCCGAAGTCCTCGCCGATCAGCGCCATCTCCTGGATCACGCCGCCGCTGACCTTGTAGGCATGCACGCGCACGCGCTTGCCGCTCTGCGCTTCGTTCAGGCCCACGAACAGCAGCTCGTACTGCTTGTTCGAAGCAATCAGCGCTTCCACCTTCTCCTGGGCGTCGTAGGCGTAGGTCACGTCGATGTTCGCCGCGCCGGCCACCGGCGCCGGGATGGTGCTGGTGCTGGGGATGAACAGCATGCCGTCGCGCAGCTCGTAGTCGGTGCCGGCGGTGTAGGCGGTGCCGCCGCCGGCGGGCTCCACGGTGGTGATGGTCTTGGCGATCTTGGTCAGCTTGGTGTAGCCGCCCTTGTAGGCCACCGCCGCTTCATCGGTGGCGGTGCCGGCAGTNNNNGGCGTGGCGGCGCTGCGCAGGCCGATGGCGAACTGCGAGGCACCAAAGTCGTGGAAGGTGAAGCTGACATCCACGCCGGTGAGGCGGCGCACTTCGTTGCGCTTGTTGCCGCCCGGCTGGGTGGAATCCATCAGGGGCTTGACGTCTTCCTGCGGGCTGAAGGTCAGCGCGCTGCAGTTGCCCAGCGACACCAGCGGCGCGGCGCTGCCGAACTCGCGGATGAGGATGGAACCGCTGCCGAGGTAGCTGTAATCGGTGGAGGGGATCATGGGGAAACTCCTGTTTGCCGTGGTGTTGCCGGGGGCCGCGGTCAGCGGATGGGGATGTGGCCTGACACCGTGATGACCGCCGCCACCCAGCCATCGGCCGGCGCGGACACCACGGGTTCAGCGGATTGGTATTTCGGGAACTCGTAGCCGGTGGGGAAGCGGAACTGCTGATCGGCCAGCGCGGCTTCGATGTCGGTCACGATGTCGTCCAGCACGTCCTGCCGCGCGGTGTAGCTGGCCGGCAGGTAGGCCACGATGCGGGCGGTGGTCAGGCGGTGCGTGCGGCGCGTGGCGTCCTGCTGGGGNNGCTCCTGGCGCGTCCAGATCACGCCCACTTCGGCAGCGGTGGCCTCGCCCAGCACCGGGTGCGGCTCCAGCGTGACGGCGGCGCCGGCATCGGTGAGGTAGCCGTCCACCTTCTTGATGCGTTGCAGGCAGGCGGCGATGGCGGTCAGCCAGGTGGCGCGCGGGCTGCTCATGCCTGCACCCACCACGCAGACGCGCTGCTGTCTTCGCGCTCGCGCTGCACCAGGGTGAACGTCTCGCTGCCCACGGTGACCTTGCCGCCTTCCGCGGGCGTGACTTCGGCGCGTTGGAAGGTGACGCGGGTGCGGCGCAGGTTGACGCTGCCCACCGCCTCCGCATCGAAGTCCACCACGTTGCGGTCCACAAGCACGGTGCACGGCGTGGGCGTTGCGCCCGGCGCCGACCCGGCGGGGAGGTAGGTGGCGGCGTCGCCCAGGCCGGCGCCGGCGAACATCGCAAAGGCGCTGGCGTCGAATGCGGCCAGGAAAGCGGACTGGCTCATGCCTGCCCCCGAAACTTGCTGGTTTCCAGCGCCTTGGCCAGCTCGCGGTTGAAGTGGAACGGCATCAACGTGTTCCACTGCCGCTGTGCCAGGCCGTAGATGTTGTAGCGGGCGGAATACGTGGGCGTGGTGACGAAGACGAAGATGCTCTTGACGCCGCTGCCGAAGCCGGTGGTGTAGCGCTCGTAGATGCCGGGCATCAGCTTGCCGCGCTGCTGCTGCTGCACGAAGTAGCTGCCGCCACCGCCGCGCTTCTTCTGGCGACGCAGGCGGCGTTCGCGGCCGGCATCGGTTTCGTTGGAGACGTAGCCGGCTTCCAGCCCCGCCCTGCCCTGCGACAGGATCTTGCGCACGGTGCCGGCCTTGACGTTGCCGTAGGCATCCAGCGGCGCGCCCTTGCCCGGCACGGCGTAGCGGCCCTGCGGCATCAGGTTGGCACCCTGCAGCAGGCGTTCCATGCCCTTCAGCCGGCGCTGGCCGCCTTCCACCTGCGGCTGCAAGTACTTGGCCGGCGGCGTGCCCTTGTGCGCCTCATCGCGGATGAAGACCGTGGCGAACAGCTTTTGCCTGGTGGCCTTCGTGTAGAGCACCGCGTTCATGGTCAGCGGCGTGGGCCGATCGAACACCCGCCGCGCGGTGGTCTTCCAGGTCTCGCGGATCTCGAACGCCGTGGCGTTGACCGCCTGCATCACCGCGAACGGCAGCTGCGTGCGCTCCAGCGCGGTGAACTGGCGCGCCAGCATGTTGTCGGCGTCCACGTCGATCCTGATCAGGCTGTTGCGGGCGCCGAAGGCGTAGTTGCTCGCGGTGGCCATCAGGGCTTAGCCTCCGTACCACTCAGCGCCCGCGCGGCCTTGCGGTCGGCGTTGGCCCGCAGCAGCTGCTGCTTGCGATCGGCGGCGACCATGGGGCACTGGGACAGCGGGCCCTCCGCGATGGGCAACTGGTCGGTCAGCTCCGCCGGCACGCGCACGTACACCTCGCGCGTGATGGTGACCACCTGCGGCTTCACGGTGACGCCGCCGGGCAGGTCGGGCTTGCCCATGCGGTTGCAGCCGGCAAGGGCGATGACCAGCAGCACGGCGATGGCGATGGCATGCGCGCGCATCAGTAGTCCCTCAGCAGCGGGCAAGCGGCGTCCAGCGCCTGCAGGGCGGCGGCGCAGCCAGCGGGCTTGGCGGCGTAGCGCTTGGCGAAGTCGTCGCGCTCGCGCTTGGCCTTGGCGGCGTCTGCGGTGGCGGTGGCCACGGCGGCGGCGGCGGCGCGGGCGGATGCGGCGGCGCGGGCCGCTTGCTTGATCGTGCGCTGGATGGTGCGGGCGTCGATGTGGTGTCGACGGTACGCGCCGGTGCGATGGCAGG